TAAGCAATGCTGCTTAAAAAGATATGCCATTAAACAATTTACTGATAATGAAGCTAGAAAGTCTGGGCGGAATTGGCTTGTAACGCGCCAGGGTATGGAACGATTATACGGGGAGGAACCTAAAATGTTAAAAGTAATTAATTGTACGTCTGGCATACATCAAGTAATGGGAACCGCAGAAACATATAAGGAAGCATGGGAAATGATATATGAACGAGAAATGCATCAATCTCCATGTATCGGCAAATGGGACAAGGGTCAATGGGACGAATGTGATATGGCCGAAGAATTTCCGGATTTCAAATGGCCTGAAGGCGTGGATTACGTATGGACTGCTGACTGGATAGCTGAAGTTATTCTCGATCCGAAAGAATACAACGAGGAAGGTGTAAGAGGTCTTATCGACGATTTGATGCTATCTTACGAAATTGAAGAAATAGCGGATTAAGCTCGCTATAATTCGTTTAAAATTAAAACAGTTGCTCAACTGTTGCTCAACTTTTAGAAGTTGAATATGTAGATATGTTAGTAAAATAGAGGGTTTATATAATTTTATGGATATGTTATATAAACAGATACAATAAACCTATAAAGCCGGTAAATACGTATATTTACCGGCTTTATTTATTTACAAATCGTTTTAGATTTTTTAAAATCAACTCAGTCGCTCAACCGTTGCTCAACTTTTGGAGAAAGTTAAAGACGCATAATCCTCACATAAAAGGCTATTCTTATCGGGTAATTTATTTACTGCTGCTACTAATTCAGACACGTCTTTGTGGATATATACTTGATTGGTTACGTCCGAATGTCGATGACCTAATATAGTTTTTGTCGTAGCTTCCGATATACCGATATGAATTAATAGCGTAGCGCATGTATGCCTTCCATCGTGCGGGAGGTGCCCAGGGAAATGCTTGTTTAAGTAGTTTCGAATAGCTACTAATAAGTGCTTAGGCGTATCTTTCGGAAGTAGATATTCGTGCCGTTGGAAGCTACTTAACTTATACCACTCCTTAATGAATGGTAGGATAGATTCCGCAATCGGTATGATGCGATTCTTACCTGCTGCAGTTTTACTGCCACCAATCATGTATCTATCTTTAATATAAACATCTTTTAGTTTAATGCCTTGGATTTCACCAGGTCGCATTCCTGAATATATGTACACCAATAATATGCGAGCATCCCGGTCTGTTTTTGCCAGCTCCCATAAATGAGATATCTCAACAGGTGTAAAAGGTTTATGGATTTCAGATTTTACCTTTTGTGGAAGCGTTACAAGCGCAGCATAGTTCTTATCAACGATATCATTTTTAATAGCAGCGTCAAAAGTTGCTTTCATAGCAGTTTTAATTTGTGCTAAAGTTGTATGGCTTTTATCTGCATACCTGTCAATGACGTCTTGCATATGTGCAAGTCTTATGTCCTTGATAGGTATTTTTAGTAGATGCTCAACCTTCTTTTTATTGTAAAGATAGCCGCCTTTTTCTAAAATAACCCCTTTACGTATCTTATCTTCAATCATCCATTCCCAACATTGGCCAAAGGTCGTATCCTTGACTTCATATTGCGGAGCGTTGGCGTCATAAGCCGATAGGGCATTATACGCTTCTTTTTGCGTCGCAAAGGTGCCTATTGATTTACGCAATGGTTTACCCTCGGAGTTATATCCAAGGGTCACCACGGCTCTATATGGCTTACGTAAGGGCTTATGCTTCATCTTGTAAACGGATCCTGTTCCGTTGGCGCGTTTCATGGCCATAATATATCCTCCTTGGTATGGTGGTTATCCTTAGAGGTATGCTATAATAATTGTGGAGTAAAAATAGAGTACCTCTAAAGTATGATATTTTTAAAGGCCCTCACTGCGGTGAGGGCTTTTATATAATGGGGTCAGACGGATTGATTTTAGCTGTATGTAAGTGCCAATCTTGTGGGAATCCTAGTTTTAATAAAATATCATTTATATGGATAGAACTAAGTTTTGGTGCTAATTTCTTTGTTAACTTTAATACAGAGTTATGTAGCGTAGCATATTCAATACGGCTTAAAAAGCATTGTAGTGAAAGAAAGACTGTGTAGGGTGTATTTCTGGATGCAGACGGCTCAATATTGTATCTACTATGTAATGGTCTCCAATATGGGTCATCGGCAGGGCATAGATGTCCTATCAGCCTATTATTATGAGCACACACATTTCTGATATCGTGGATGTTTTTTATAAATTTAATCATTTTATAAGCTGGAAAGAAACCAGGATTTTGTATGTGTGCAGAAATAAAGCTCAAGCAATCCCTTGCTATTTTATTCTGAACTTGTTCTATTGAATTAGATAAAAGATGGCAAAGTGTACCAAATTCAATGTAACTAGATAAGACCCACATGGGCACTTTATTATAATTATGTATGTAGTGATAAATACTAGAATTATTATGGTATGTACAGTTATATCTGATTAGAATTTTAGAAAGTTTTGATATAGTTTCGACACTTTCTAAACGTTTATTGGAATCGTAACAATTGATATCCAAGTAAGGATATGCCATATCAGAAAATCTTTCAGAGAACCTGTGAGAAAATAGCGCCTTCAAGTGAGTTTCCGCACTAAGAATGGCATTTAGTAGATCTTGCTTAAGCTCCTTTTCAAACCTATATAACTTAGCAATTTCATCAAATGTGGTATTCGATGTATAGTTATCATTATTGTCTCTGGGAAAAAAGTTAGCATACCCGTTTATAATATTATAATAGTTTTGACTCAATAGATATGCTTTCGCTTTATCAACATCATTAATGATAAGCTTTCTATCAAGAAGTATTTGAATTTGCTCGTCTATTGTTTTGAATTCTTTCAAAAGAAAAAGCCCTCCTCAATGAGGAAGGCTTTTCTTCGCATCGGGCCCCGTAGGGTATCCGACACTCTTCTGCTATCCTCATTATATTAAAATAACTTCACAAAAGTCAACAAATTTACACATAAATACGTACAAAATTTATCATAAAGCCTCTTACCTCACAGGGTAGGTTTTTTTCAACAAAAAGACCCATCCTGGTGCGCTGTAGTCGTTAAACCCTGAAGCGTGATGGGTACTATAGTATATCACGCTGTGCAAGGATTGTTATAAATTATTAATGCTGACCGAATCTACTTCTCCCGTATCGGCTTTGATTTTTACAAAGAACATGCCGCGAACCATTGCGCCAAATCCATTCTGTGCGTCAACCGTACCACGAACGGTAACGCTATTATCATAACGAATGACTTGTTTTATATCAAATTTAGCAGTAGATGGTGCCTTTAGTCGAGCGGATACCGCATCTTTAGCAGCCACTTGATATGCTGCTTTTTGTTGATCACTAATATAGACATTACTAATGTCGTTCATCTTTTGCCCATTTTTGTAAACTGTAGAGAAGCTATTTTCGATTTCACTAACTTTATCATTTTTGATGCGGAAAAATGTTTGGCCATACTTCTCATCAACAATGCAATACACGCCTTGCTGGTCTGCTACTTTATTTACATTGCCGAACTCAGTGACCCCAACGCTTTGTAATTCAGTAAGAACCTGCTGGGACTGTTCTTTTGATAAACCTGTAGCATCTTTGATATTATCAACAGGTCCTCCGCAGCCGGCAATACATAAAGCAGTAATTAAAACCCCTGTTACTAACACTTTTTTCATTTTGTTACCCCCCCCCCTAAATTTTAGATAGTGTATAAGTACGACTAATAGGTGTCCACGATCCTAACAAATCTCTAGCACTCTTAAATACGTCGTACTCTGATTTTGTTATACAAGCTAATACTTGTTCGTAGTCATATCTTGTTTTTATATATGGGAATATATTGCTGAGTTGATCGCTGTAAAAGTTCAAAATATCTTGGTTAATTGTTGGCGATTCCCTGTACACTTTGCTACTAGCTAAAGAAGCGGCATGTTTACTTAATCCAAATAAATGTCTGTACATAAAATATAAATCCTGAAAGGTTGCCGAGCCTTTACGATATTTAGAAATTGCACCTAAAACTAATGTAGTTGGGGCCAAAATTTCTCTGGTAAACGTATTAGCTTCCCATTCCATTAGCTTTCTTTCGTCTTTACTGCTGTCTGGGCAAGCTAGTTGGTGCTCACGAATAATGTGCCCCGCTTCATGATAAATACTCCATATTTTGCGGGCTTTGGTAGAAACGTCGGAATTATATAATAAATGGAATTGTTGTGTTGATGGTAGGTAATAAGATACGGCATCATTTGATTGAGTTAACCGATTTAGCTGAAAAGAGCTTATATTATAATCTCTCTCGACTTCTTT